GCATCACATACAGTGTCCGATGGTCTATACGATCACGCTACTTTAAACGGTATACATTACTTGTTCCGTGAGGGGTCTGATCCTATTTACTATGATGGGACCACTTGTGATGAAGTTAGCGCACACCCGGATTACTCCGGTACTGTACCTGCTGGTGATATTGTTCAGTCTGGCTTTGGTAGACTCTGGGTTGCCAAAACGTCAACCAATAACACCACTGTCTACTGGAGCGATTTACTCATTGGAGCCGCTTGGGACACGGGAAGTTCTGGTTCTATAGATATCTCCAAAGTCTGGCCTGACGGTGCGGATGAGATTACTGCGCTTGCGGTGCACAATGGGGTATTGGCTATCTTTGGAAAGCGTCAGATTCTTTTGTACGTTGGCGCTGAAGACCCTGCTACCATGAAAATTGCGGATACTATTGTTGGTATCGGTTGTATTGCTAGAGACTCAGTGCAGGTCACAGGAACAGATCTTATATTTCTTTCTGACTCAGGAGTGCGTAGTTTAAAACGTACTATTCAAGAAAAGTCAGCACCGATGACTGATATTTCTAAAAACATTCGTACTGAGCTAACTAACTTTTTACAAACTGAAACAGGAAACATCTTTTCAGTTTATTCTCCTGAAGAAGCGTTTTACTTACTTCACTTACCAACAACCAACATTACCTATTGTTTTGACATGAGAGCTCCGTTACAAGATGGTTCTCATCGCTCGACACAATGGGATACAATCGCTCCACAGGCATTTTGTAGAACACGTGGAGGTGACTTGTTACTAGGTAAGTCTGCGGGGATTGCTAAGTACGATGGGTTTACTGACAACGGTGTAGCATACCAAATGTCGTACTTTACCAACTACATTGACTTCGGGGCTCCATCAAATCTAAAGCTATTAAAGAATTTAAAGATCACAATTATTGGTGGATCTGCGACTGATGTAACGCTGAACTGGGGCTATGATTATTCATATGCTTATAAGAAAAAGCGCTTTACATTATCAACACAAGTCATTGCAGAGTATAACATTGCAGAATATAACATCGGTGAATTTAATGCCGGTGTTCTTGTTAACCGTCCAAATGTCAACGCATCTGGCGGCGGTCAAGTAGTACAGCTTGGTATTGAAGCTGAGGTCAATGGAGCTCAAGTTTCGATTCAACGATTAACAGCACAAGCTATTATAGGAAGGACGATCTAATGTCAAACTATACGAAGACAACGAACTTTACGGTAAAGGATAGCTTGGCATCAGGCAATCCAGCCAAAATCATTAAAGGCTCAGAAATTGATGACGAATTCGATGCTATTCAAACTGCGGTAGCAACTAAGTCGGATGCGGCATCCCCAACATTTACTGGCACATTGACAGCCCCCACAGTCAACGTCACGGGAACTTTAACAGCCGGTACTATTGACGGAGGAACATACTAATGCCGGGTTTAGCAGATTTAATTGGAGCAGGTGGTCAGCTAGCATCGGCTGTCTTGCCATATGAGCTCTCAGGGGATCAAATTGATTATCTTAAAAGTTTAGGAACTGACTTATCTGGACAGGCTACACAGCTTGGGCAGACTGCGGCACAGGCGGCTGAGTTTACTCCGTTCACTGTAACAACAGGAACCGGTACTACTCAAGTCGGTGCTGGCGGACAGTTAACACAACAGCTTGGAGAGACTCCAGCCGCTATTCAACAAGGCTTACTGAGTCAGGCATTGGGTGCTGTTCCAGCAACTCAGGTCACTCCTGATCAGCTATACAGCCAGCTACAAACAATGCGAGCACCCGGTATTGAGCGTCAGCGTCAAGCTCTGGAGCAACGTCTATACGCTCAAGGGCGAGGCGGAACAAGCTCAATGCTGTATGGCGGAGCTACACCAGAGCAATTAGCACTTGAACAATCCCTCAGAGAGCAAGAATCTGCTGACATTCTTTCTGCATTGTCTCAGGCAGGTGCACTAACCGGGCAAAACATCCAGAATATCTCAGGAATGTTAGGTGCGGCATTTGCTCCAGAGACACAAGCTCTGGCGGCATTGACTCCAGCAGTCAACCTAGCCAACATCGCACAGTCCGCAGGTCTTGGTCAGTCTGAAGCACTTTACAAAGGCGGTATTGCTGGTCTTGAAGCGCAGACAGGTGCTGGTACAGCGGCGGCGGCTCTTGAGGGTCAGCGTGTCCGTGGCTTGGCAGATGCATTGGCGGCGTACTTCGGTGCTGAAGCCACAGCAGGTCAAACATCACCTTATCAATCGTTACTTGATGCATTAGGAATTGGCAGTGGAGGTAGTAGCGCTACTTCTGATGCAGTTAATGCGGCATTAGAGTATGCTTCAGGCAACTCTGTTCAAGACGATGAAGGCAACTATTTCGATTAAGGAGCTATAATGGCACAGTCAATGATTCTAGATATGCTTAAGACTCCTCAGCAAGTTCGTGAAGAACAGCTTGCTAAGCTTCGTCAGCGCTCCACATCACAGGCTCAGTTACTTGGTGCACCTGTCTCAGCCACCACAGCTTTACCGGGCTTACTTCGCTCGTTTGCGGCTGGAGAGATGGCTCAGCAGGGCGTAGATATGAACCAGATCGCACGTAGAGCCTCTACAGCGGCTGGTAGCGTTGCAGGTATGCTAGGGTACGGGGATGCACAACAAGCCTTGTCACAGGCGTTTGTGAGCCCTGAAGAGCGTCAAGCTGGTCAGGCTCAGTCGATTATGAAAGGGTTAGATACTAATGACCCTGCCGCAATGAAAGAAGCGGCCAAGCAGTTAGCGGCTATCGGTTTGACTGGTGCGGCTACTCAATTGTCAGAACGTGCTGAGGGAATTGTAGATCGCTTACGTGCTAGAGGCTTGCAAGATACTGCAGAGGCTCGTGCGGCGGCTCAAGAAGTTCGACTAAACCAACAAGAAGAGCGAAAAGTTGCGGAAGAATTGCGAATTGTCCAAAGAGAAAAACGAGATGTTGAAACATGGATGGAAAGCAACAAAGATCGTTTGTTAAGCCGTGTTAGAAACGAAAAAGAAGAAAGGCGTCGAGCCGCTGAAGAACGTCGAAAGATCGATGCCGCTAAAACTGAAAAAGACAAATTAGATTCTATTCTATCGTTAGCGGGTGATAAGCAAGCTCTGAAAGACATTGGTTTTTCGGAAAGCATTGCCACCGTGATTTCAAATTCGCAAAATAAAGCAGGATTTGTTGAGGCTATTTCAACCCAGTTAACAGAACTTGCTAAACTTGACAAAGAAGGTAAAGAAGCGACTGCTGGACAACAAGAAGCAACACAGTATTTGGAGTCCATGCAAAATTATCTCAATTTACGAGATGATCCAAATGCTGATCCTAAAGATGTGCGAGCCGCTAAAGTAAAAGTAGCAACTGAAGGTCAAAGATTTGGGATTTCTAATTCTCCTGCGTATGAAAGAGTCGTTGCAGATTCTATTAAATCAACTGGAGACGCTAATTTACTTAATGCTGAGGTAACAGATTTAATTCTTCAGATTGAAAGTAAGGCGGCAGAAATGCCAGCAGGTGCTTCGGCTGTTACTCAAGAAATGCTTAAATCATTCTTTGGTAAAGAAGACCCGATTTCATCTATTCGTGCAAAATACAGTCGTATTAAAAACTTGTCAATTCTTAGTGCGCTTCCTCCGGGTGTCGCTTCTGATAAAGATGTTGCTTTAGTATTAGAAGGAACAATTTCGGCCACAGCAAACCCTGAAGAAATGTTACAATACTTAAATGGTATTGCTAAAATTGCACAAGCTGAAAAAGAATACAACTCAGCGTTGTTGGCTTATTTTGACGATCCAGCAAATATGAATAATCCTTCAGGGTTTGCAAAACAATTCCAAGAAAAGAAAATTGTGGAACGCTATGATTATATGCAACAGAACTATTCAGATCGTTTAACTGAAGAAGAGATGAGGGAGCTATCCTTAGATCAATTAGCGTTTGCTAGAAAAGTGAGTCAGCTTAAAACTAATGACCCTAATTCTCCCGAAAATATGAAAAAGAGATTAGAAGAGGCTAAACGATAATGGCTAATGTCACTCAGTTAAACCAAATTGCACAAGACGCTATTCAACAAATGCAACGGGCAACAACTGAAGCTGAGAAAGCTAAGTATACAGCTATAGCTAATGAAGCTATTGAAGCAATTGAAACAGCTAGAGCAACTCCTTCTTCTTCTGGACGAAGTATGGTAACACAGGCTTTACAGACAGCCAGCCAAACAGTGAGTCCGATTGTAAAATCTACATCAGATGTGCTAGGCGTCAAAGAGTTTGCTCGTGGAGATAGTTTAGCCGCTGATGTTGTTGGCGGGTTAGTCAAAGGAGCGTCTGGAATTCTTTCGCTCCCTTATGAAATACCAGCCCTTATCGCCTCTGGTGCTGAATCAGCCGCACAGAAGCTAGGATATGAAGCAGATTTTACACCTGAATGGTTACAGCCCGGTGACGCATATAAATTTTTAGCTGGGGAATGGGGTGAAAGAGAAGCTAGGTCAACTCTTGGTCAAGCTGTTGAAAATATTGGTGAGGCGGCTGTTGAAACTTTACCAGCATTAGCGGCTGGCCCTGCAGTGTATACAGCGGCAGTAACAGCAGAATTAATCCGAAAACAAGCGGCTGATGTGATACGCCCAGCAAGTCCTACAACGGCATTGGTATTAGAAGCGATACCGATGGCTGGTCCTGAAGTTTCGGCTATTACTACCACAGTCCCCGGAGTATCGGCCACCCCTAGTTTAACAAGGGCTAGTTCTGATGCCGAAAGAATAAAGGTAGCGCAACGATTAAGGCAAGAACAATCTAAAGAGCTAGGCGGCGTAACCACCGGTAAAGGGGAAGCGGCTTTACAAGCAATTGAAGCCGGAGAGAAATACGGATTTAATCTGACACGTGGTCAGGCGACAGGGGATAGCGCTCAGCTAGTATTAGAAAACACGCTACGAAACTCACCAGAAGGTAGCATTATTATCGATTTGGATGTTAATAACGCTCAAGCTGTACCTAAGTTTTTTATGAAGCAGTATGACCTTGTAGAGACAAAAGCGCTACGTGGTCCTGAGTTAGAAGACGCATTAGTTGCTAACTACGATGCTTTTAAAACCGCAAGGCAAAATAAGTTTAAAGCGGAAACACGAGCGAAGTTTAACAAACTTGAGGAAACAGATGCTACATTTAACATGTCCCCTATTTTAGCAAAGATTGATGAGCTTCGTACCAAATACATCACAGATGAAACAACGATCACAGCAGATCCTATTGCTCAAGCGTTAACTCGATTAGAAGAGTCCCTGACCGGCACTAAGGTTGAGTCGTTATCCCAAATGAAGCGTAAACCCGGCGGTGGTATGGAGCGTATAGAGACTAAAACTAAGATACGTGGGGATGTGCGTAATTTAAGTCCTTCAGAGCTCCAAAAACATCTTCAAGATATTGGAGAAATGGCTTTTACAGGATCACATGCAAAGTTTGGTGATGTCAATCCGGGAACAACCAGAGCTATTGGAAGAGAGCTTGGCTCTGCTATGAAGCAAATCATTGATGATGCCGCTTCTAGCGGAGATATTGCCGCAGGTCAATTAAAAGAAGCAAGGGATTTTTATAATCGCTCATTAAAGGATATGAAAACTTGGGCTGATATTCCTTTCATCAAATTTATGGATAAAAACATTCACGCCTTAAATTCAGAGGATATTATAGCAACGGTAAAACAAGTAGGGAATAAAGAAATTCCGATTGTTAAAGCATTGCTACAAGCAGATCGTCCAGAATTAATCCCTATGATCCGTAAATCTATTATTGAAGATGTCATAGCTAAAAATTCAACACCCGGTAGAACAGTGAATGAAAAGTTTTTAGACGTACAAGATTTTATGTCTGAAATGAATCAATTGATTAAAGAAAACCAATTTTTTAAAGGTAGACAGTCTTTTGAAGTTATTAAAAACATGAAAGACTTCATACCAAGTGTTGATCGTATCATTAAACAATACGGTGTTAAAGGTGCACCACCTCGTGGAGACATGATCAAGGATTTAGCCAATATCAACTCTGATGCTCAGGGTGTTTTCTTTGGTACTGCTGGGCGATATCCAGCGCAGACACTAGCAAGTTTTGCTGAAGTTGTTAGATCTGCTATGCGTGATCCACGAAAACTAGCGGAAGCGGCTGTTAGCCCAAGAATAGCTAAAGTTCTTAAGAAAGCATTGAATAAAACTCCAATGACTAAAGAGGAAATTAAAAGATTTGATGCTTGGGCAACTGCGTATAGATTGCAACTAATCCAAGACATTCGTGCGGAAGTATCAAGAGAAGAAGAATAAAAAAGCCCCTCCGAAGAGGGGCAACGCTTTCACTGGAGGATCAAGCTACTCAAAAAAGTCAAATATTTCTCCGATCATAATTTTCATAAACGGAATATTAATCACGTACCCATCGAAGAAGTACACTTGGGCATCTTCAATGTTCTCATCTTGTTTCCATCCTAGCACTGGTTGAGACTGAACAGTCTCAGCAGATAACCCGAATACATGATGAAATTTAAAACTAACCATACTATTTCTCCTGTGCTCTATACATATGTATAGCATTGCCTGTATAGGCAGAGGCTGATCCTGTTTTCATGTAAGCCTGTTCAATTGCATCTGTCTCACTGAAAGCTCTGTAGATCCCGATGTAACGCTGTCCACAATATACTTCATACATCTTTACCATCCCCAATCATCTCCTTCCAAGCCATGTGCATTATAGTCTGTCACTCTCTTCTCAAAGAAGTTAGAAAGAGAACTACCGCCCAACAATTCTTCCATCCACGGTAGAGGGTTCTCTTTAACCTTCCAGTTCGTCTTGAGACCAAGCTGGAGTAGTCTGCGGTCTGCCAAGTAACGGATGTACTGTTTGACATCTCCTGATGACAGACCTTCCAAGTCACCCATCTCATACGCAAGATCGATAACTTTGTCCTCCAGTTTGACTGCAGTACGGAACATTTCGTA